GCCAAAATCAAGACACCGGGCGGCGGGCAGATCATTTTCCAGGGCATGCAGAACCATACTGCCGAATCGATCAAATCCCTGGAGGATTACGACATTGCATGGGTCGAGGAAGGGCAATCCCTGTCTCAACGATCCCTGGACCTGCTCCGGCCCACGATCCGGAAAGACAACTCGGAATTATGGTTTTCCTGGAATCCGTATTCCAAGAGCGATCCCGTGGACAAGTTTCTGCGGGAAAACCCTCCCCCTGGCGCTGTGGTGGTGAAAGCCAACTGGGAAGATAACCCGTGGTTTCCCCAGGTGCTCCGGACAGAGCTCGAATACGACCGGCGCAGGGACATGGATAAGTACCTCCATGTTTGGGAGGGCGATTACCAGCAGAACAGCCAAGCGCGGGTGTTCAAGAACTGGCGCGTCGAGGAGTTCGAATCGCCGGCAAACGGCATCTATCGGTTTGGCGCTGACTGGGGATTCTCCAAAGATCCAACCGTTTTGATCCGCGCGAGGCTGGACGGGCATATACTCTATATCGATTACGAGGCGTACATGGTCGAATGCGAGATCGATCAGACGCCGGACCTGTTCGACACGGTGCCGGATTCCCGCAGGTGGCCGATACGGGCGGACAACGCGAGGCCCGAGACGATATCCTACATGAAGCGGCACGGATTCCCGAAGATCATGAAGGCCGCCAAGGGCAAGGGATCAGTCGAGGACGGCATTGAGTTCTTGAAAATGTTCGACATCGTGGTTCACCCTCGATGTGTTCACACCAAAATGGAACTGGAGAACTATTCGTTCAAGGTGGACCCGTTGACCAACGAGGTTACACCGATCCTGGCGGACAAAGACAACAACGTCATTGATTCCCTCCGGTATGCCTGCGAGGCAGTCCGGAAAGCTCAAATCGATATCCCAGGGCAATGGAAATCCGGATTGTCGCCGGAAGTGCTGGACGAGGTGATTGGGTATTAAGGCTCCGCACTTGTAGCAACTGTAGCGATGCAGCAACCACAAACCCCGCTTGATCTACGGATCAGCCGGGGTTTTTTATTTGAGGGATCTGGAATGATTTTACCGCAGCAGCAGGGCGAAGAACCGAACGAGCGAGTGGACGCGCTGGCGTCTGCGATTCTCAGCCGCAGAGACGAGGCGATCAAACACCGGGCGGCATCCGGGGTTGAGCGACGTTGGCGAGAGGACGAGGCCGCGTTTGATGGCCTGGACTCATCGGACAAGGGCGCCATGATCGACTATGCCACCGGCAAGTTGAGCCCGAGCCGGGACAAGAGCACGTCGCGGTCAAAGGTGCTCATGAACATCATCCGGCCCAAGTGCGAGCAGACCGAGGGACGTTTCGCCGATATCCAGCTCCCAGTCGATGATAAGAACTGGGGCCTGAAAATAACCCCTGTTCCCGAACTGGTAATGCAGGCCAAGGACAAAACTCCCGTGGTCAACCAGGGCCAACCGGTCATGAAGGAAGGCAAACAGGTCACGATGGCCGACCTCGCGCACCACGACATGGCCACCGCCCATGAGCGCATGAAGGCCATGGAGGATGAGATTGATGATCAACTCACCGAATGCGGATTCAACGGCGAATGCCGCAAGGTCCTGAAAGACGCGGTTCGACTGGGCACGGGGATCATCAAAGGTCCTGGCGTCATCAAGAACCTCAGGAAGATCTGGAAGCGCGGCAACGATGGCGTACATGCCCTGGAGATTGTGGAGGAGCATGCACCCTATTCCAAGCGCGTGGACCCGTGGAACGTGTTTCCAGACCCTGAATGCGGCGACGATATCCGCAAGGCCGGGTATATTTGGGAACGGGAGTACATACTCCCCCGGGATCTGCGGCGGCTGATGGGAGTCACGGGATACCTCAACGACCAGATTGCCCGTGTCCTGAACGAGGACCCGGTTCGGACAACGGCAACGGCATCGGCAGAGCGCCTCAAGATCGAAAGCATTGTCGGAGAACATCAATCCTACGAGATGTGGACATACCACGGGGATCTGACCGTGGATGATCTGGCCGTGCTCGGATGCGACTGCGGCGAGGCCAAGGGCGGCGTATCCGCCTGCGTTGTATTCGTGAACGATAGGCCGATCAAGGCCGTGTTGAACCTTCTGGATACCGGAGACCTCCCTTACGACTTCTTCCAATGGACCCAGGTAACCAATTCCGTTTGGGGAATCGGGTTGCCGAGAATCCTCATGTGGTCCCAAAGAGTCCTGACCGCCGCATGGCGCATGATGATGGACAACGGCAGGAACTCCACCAGGGGCCACGTGGTCAAGGGCGACGGGTTGAGGATGGTGGACAACACCGGGCCTCACACGGTTTGGGAAGCCACCGGCGATCTGACCGACGTCCGGCAGGCGTTTGGTGTGTTTTTTTTCCCGTCGATTCAGACCGAACTGCAAAACATCATCGAACTGGCGTTGCGGTTCGTGGACCTCGAAACCGCGCTACCTATGGCATTTGCCGGGGAGCAGGTCGGACCGGCTGAAACCCTGGGCGCCGTTGAGCTCAAGGTGGACTCAAGCAACGTGTCCCTGAGATCCCGCGTAAAATTGTGGGACGATCAAATTACCCGCCCGCATCTCACCCGGTACTACACATGGAACATGCAGTACAACGACAAGGACGATATCAAGGGCGACTACAACGTAGATCCCCGCGGCGTGTCCGTGCTCCTGGCGAAGGACAAAGCCGCTCAATCAATCGTGCAACTCCTGCAATTCCGGGCAGACCCCCTCCTTGGTGAAATCATCGACTGGGCCAAAGCCGTTAAGCAGCTATTGGCCGCGCAGCAGGTCGACATACTCAAATCTGACGAGGAGATCGAGGCGGCATTGCAGAAGATCAGGGAAGGCCAGGGCCAGCAACCGGCCGTGCCGGTCCAGGCGGCGCAGATCCGGGCGCAGACCGACATTCAGAAAGAGCAGATGCGCCAACAGATGGAGGAATCCAAATTTATCGCCCAACGGCAGACCGATGCCCAGGATAGAGAACTGGATCGACAGCATGAACTACAGCTTGCCCTGATAGCGCGTGAAACCAAGATGCTCGAGTTGGCCGCCAAAGGCGATATGACCCTGGAACAGATCAAGGCCGAACTGGCAAAGACGAGCCTGACGCTGAACATGCAACGGGAACTGAGCGAGATGAACGCCATGCGGGGCCGGGAACAGCGGCGGCAGGTGGCGCGTGACGCCGTTGAGCCTGTCGGCAGAGCCAAACCGGGCCGGGCATTCGAGGAATAACCTATGTGGAAATGGTTCAGGAAACAGGTAACAGCAGATCTTCCCATGGAGGCGAGACTTCCAGGCCAAGGGGCAGCAGGCCATAATTCAACAGGGCGACTGGAACCGCTCTCGCCGACATGGGTGTTCATATCCAATTACGCACAAACCGAGATTGCAGCACTGAGAGAGTCGAACGACAAGCCGCTGGATGCCGACAAGACAGCCGCCATTCGCGGGCAGATCAAGGCTCTTAAAAAGCTGCTCGAATTACAATCAGGGCCGGGAAACCGCCCCCACAAAAGACCCGCCGATAATGTTTTCGCCGGGGAGGAGATTTACTGATGGATAAACAGCAGGAAATGGATAAGGTCCGATCTGAAGCCGAGGCAGAAATATTTGGCGGCGCCGAGCCGACACAAGAAGAACCGAACGAGGCAGCACCTCCGGCAGCAAAAGAGCCGGAAGCCGACAATGCCGCAGCAGATCCGTGGGCCGGGGTAGCTCCCGCCCTGCGCGAGCAGATGGAGGGCATGAATCAACGGCTGGCTTCCCTGGACGAAATCACCGCCCGGCTAAAGACGGCAGAGGGACGAGTAAGCGCGTTGCAAAGCGAGCTCGCCAAGAAGGCAACCCAGGACGTTAAGAAGCAGTCGGGGGCCGCCCCATCAGCCGCGCAGGTTGATGCAGCAGCAACCGACGCCGAGTGGGAAGAACTCAAAGAGGATTTCCCCGAATGGGCCAATGCCCTCGAAAAGCGGATCGCCGCGACCAACGAGAACGTTCGGTCACTGATATCCAAGGAACAGGCGCGAATGGCCGAGGAAGTCGAGAGGCGAATCGTGTCAATCAAGCATCCTGGGTATCAAAAGACCATTCAGACCCCGGAGTTTAGAACCTGGTTCCAGGCGCAACCGGCCGAGTTCCAGAAGTTGGCAAACAGCATGAAAGCC